CCGCAGATCACGAACAGCCACTCGGCCGGCTAGCTCATCAGTGGGAATACCTGGGTACTCGATGGTGGTCGAGAGGATCTGGCCGGCACCCTGGATCGCAGCGAGATTGCGCTCGCGCTTCTGCCTGTTCGTGTTATCGATCGGGCTGCGCCACTTGATGATGACCTCATTCGCTGCACCCGCCGTCGCGGCGTTGTCATCCTCCATGATCGACAGCAGGCCGCTGTCCTCGTCGAACAACGGGAGCAGCTCAGGATCGTAGTCATCGCGTACCAGGGTCAGCTCAAATAGCCCCGTCCTGCGACTGACAAAGAGATTGCCGCCGATGTGATCGAGCACGTGGCTGACAAAGGTCGAGAGGCTGTCCTGGCGAACCCAGCGCAGGCACAGCCCGAAACCTTCAGCGTGTAACGTCGTTGCCGCAGCGCGAAAAGAGGCATCATCGATCCGGCTACGATCCATGCCACCACCCCAGTCGCGGTTCGTCAGGCACTCATAGATGATGTGCGCGGGGTTCATCGCCTTGATCGCACCGCCGGCCATATCGATAACGCAGCGCTCCGGGTACCAGACCGCGCCATCCCAGCCCTTCAATGCGCGCCGCACACGGAAAGTCCACGCCTTTGGGTAAGGGTTCAAACTGGTAACCAGGCCGTCGTAGAACAACGTACACACGCCACGGAAGGCCGGTACCAGCCCGCCCAGCATGGCCGCCAAGCGCCCATTGAGCGGCTGATCAGGCGCGCCCATCATCACGTCGAGCGTTCCCTTGATGCCTCCCTCGCCGTTGTCGCCTCCAAACAGCTCCGGAGCGTTGATATTGATGGTCTGGTTGCTGGTAACACTGCCCGACCAAGCCCGCTTCTCACCGACCTTGATCTCAACCAACTCATCAATCGCCTTGCCAACACCCATGTGGATACCGAACAAGTAGCGATAGCCAACCTTGACTGCCTTCTTACTGCCCATCACACACCTCCTGCCGCGCGAACTCGACCAGGTGTATGGCCATGGCATCACCCGTGGCGACCAGCTTGCTGGCCACGATGCCGCCATCGCTCACGATCTGCCCCCAGTCGAGACCATACCGTGCAGCCAATGCGCGCCCCCCCTTATGGCAGAAGCCCGCCCGACCATTGAATGCCGGCACGCTGTGCATGTGGTCCAGGGTCACGAACAGTTCGTCGTCACTGATCATTTCTTGCCGCTCTTCGTCTTGATCGGTTGTGTGCGGTAATTGCCATACGAGAGCACCATCCAGTCCGGCGTCCAGTTGTCCCCGAAGAACACGCACTGCGGGGTGCCCTCTTCGAACTGCGGGAAGCTGAAGTCCTCGAAGGCCACCGGCTTCGGTGCAACAGACTTGGGGCGATTCTTGTATGAGACGTAGGCACTGATCGCCATGATGGCGATATACGCCCAGGTATACGGATCCATGACTTCCCCCTAGAAAACCGGATTGCCATCGAACGGCGAGCGGCCTGCGAGGTGCGGGATGCCGCCATTGTTGAGGATGTTGCCGAACTTGTCGTTGCACATCTGGGTGGTCTGATTGCAGCCGGGATAGACGCGGATCGCCTGACCAGGTTGAAGCCCCGCAGTCCCACCCAGCATGGCCAGGTTGCTGCCGGTGTGCCGCTCGATAGCTCGGCGATCGAACTCACCTGAACCGACTGACCACTCGACCCAGCCAGCGGTGAAATAGCCGTCCGGGTAACTCGCGAACGCACCACTGCTGATTACCAGGCCGTTCTTGCTCTGGATCTCGGTCGTGACTCGGTATAGGTCTCGATTGACACCACAGCCGAGGCCGTAGAGCGAGTGATGGCACGGTCGCTCCCAGCCTTGTCGCAACCCCTGCATCGTCATGCGTGCAGAGAGTGGCTGGCAAACCAACTGAGCCTGGTCGCGCTTCGGCCAGTTCACGCTCTGAATACTGCCCACCCAGCTGACGACCTGCTCGTCCTCTCCCGCATGCCTGTCGAATATCGTCAGGGCGATCTCGTTCGACGGTGGCACCCCGCGATAAAGGGCGGCCACATCGTGGTCGGCCGGGACGGTGATCTTGAGCAGCTCGACGCTGGCTTCGCCGGTTTGGCGAATGCCATCGTCCGAGATCCCACCACGCAGCGTTCGGAAAATCTGCGTACCCACGACCTCGTCACGGTCACCACTGGTGTTCAGCCAGCGCATGACACCTCGGCTGAACTGGTACAGCCTGATCGGCGCGCCATCAGCCAGTGAGTTCTCGCGGCTGTTAAAACTCATCGTCACGCTCCTCCCGAAACACCGTTGCCCAGCCTGCAACGCCTTGGCTGTCGTTCATGTGCTCGATCTCCTGGACGTCGCTCTCGAACCGCATCAGGTTCATCCAGCTGATCCGCGCGATGTCGTCAGGCCGCAGCTCGATACCCAGGGCGGCATCGAGCGCCAAGCGCTCGGTTTGGGTATCAAGCTCGGTTGCGCCAGTGATGCGGCGCATCAGCACCGTGCCGTTCCACAGTTCGATGCGAATATCGCGGCGACCGGGCTTGCCGCTGCTGAACCTGGTGTAACCGATGTTCACGATGTCGATGGTGGTGGCCACCGCAGAGGCCGTGGCGACGACGGTGAGGTCATCCATGTGGCTCGGTACCCAAACCACCTTCTGTCGACCGTGCATGCCATAGATGAACGAGCGCACCAGGGCTCGTGCTTCTCGGCCAAGGTCGAGATGGCGTTGGCCGAGAACCTGAAATGCGCGCTTGGCGGTGTCGGTGACCAATGGCTGGGCGAACCCACTGTCGAGCGTCGATCGCAAGCGCTCGGCCGCGTGAGTGAGGTTCTCAGTGTCGTCGGGGCGACGATCCCAAACCGGTCGCCCTCTATATAAGGTGGCCGGCAGCCACTCTGGCCAATCACAGACCTCGACCACCAAGAAGCGCACCTCAGCCTCGATCAGGCGATCGGTCAGCTTGCTGAGCGATGGCTCCTCAAGCAGCTGCGCGGCACGCGCAGGATAGATCCTGGAGCCGGCAGGCCAGGCCAACTGAGTGTTGCGCTTCAGCTGCAGGCCATTGGTGAGGACTTCGAGGATCTCGACAGTCTCGCTTGTGAATGCGTCCTCGCCACGCAGCATTGCCAGGCCGCCGGCACGAAAGTCCAGGAACTGAGTGCTGCAGGGAATGAAGTCGACGTCGGCGCCGATGCCGGCATCGAGCAACTGGATGTCTGGCCAGATCGGAATCGACCAGATGCGATCGCTCCAGCCAAACAAGGAGAGATCAAGCAACTGGCGCTCACGCCCCTCGGCATACATTGGGCCGTTGAACTCACGGCGTGGTGAGCCACGCCGCTTGCGCCGCTGACTGACACCCGACTCGCTCTGCAGGATATCGGTCGCTGCCGTCAGCCGTTCGCGGATGCCATCGCCCCAGTCGGGCACAAACGTCCAGGCGATGATGCGGTTGGCAGTGATGCGCAGGCCTGCCGATCGCCCGTTGTCGAACTCCCAAGCAACAACGGTATCGAGCACAGGTTGGCCGTCCGGCGTGACCGTGACCTGCCATACAAGCTCTTTCAGCGCAGGGAACAGCAGTGGCGGCGAGGGCTGGCCGCCGACCTGGATGCCTTCGTCGAGGCCGTCGATATCGACCAGGGTGCGCGGTTCAAGGAAGGCGTTCCAGAGGCTTACCGGCATCGTCTGTGCAGAGACGACGTTACCAAGATCGAGCTGGCTCGGACTGATATGGACGCGGTAGTAGAAATCATCAAGGAACGCGCCACGACGATCAGCCTCAACCTCCCGGCCATTGGCCTCAACAGGGAAATGAGCTTCTAAGGCCCCACTAGCCGGCCGCACCTGCATATCTGAAGCAGATGGCTGAACGACGAATGCATGCTGGTATAAATCAGCAGCCCATATAGGCAAGGTAAAACCGCCCTGAGTTTTTTGAACTGCTCGGCCGCTCAGAATTGCCATCAGCCCCCCTCGTACCGGATGGCCCAGCCAAAGGTGCCTGTATGATTTATGGCGCCCGTCGCGCCTGCAGCGGCCGAGCCATCACGGGCAGCAATATTTTTCCGCAACCATGGAAATACCATCCACGAATCAGAACCCAGCTCAATGAGCTGGCCCGGTTCCAAGTTGTCGATTCTGATGTATCTGGCATTTGAG